TTCTTCTTTTTTACTTTCTCCGGTAATTTCTTCATTTTCTTTTTCGACGTTTTCAGTCTGTATTTTTTCGCTAGACGCGGATTCGTCGCGTACAGGAACCTCATCTGTGCTTTGCTCTTGAATGGCATTTTCTTGAAATGTTTTTAGTTTATTTAAATCTAACTTAATAGTTCCATCTTCTTTTTTTTCAACATAATCACGATTAACCTTTTGATTATCAGCAGGCTGTTTTTTTGTTGCTTCTTTTTGTTCTGTTGTTTCTTCTTGTTTAGTTTCTACAACTAATTCTTCTACAACTTTTTCTTCTTGTGTCATAATATAATAATATAAAAATTAATAAGTGTTAACGTGGATCAAACTGTTCAAGTCCAAAACCACCTAAATTATCAAACCCTGCCGATTCAAAATTTTTAGCCGGAGCGTCTGTTTTTCTTTGTTCTATAAGTTCACTTTGTTGACTCGCTTGTATTCTAGTTCTTTCATCTTTACGGTCTTCTTTAAACTTATCTTTTTCGTTTACTTGTTTTTTGTCAGCTTCTTTTAATCTCATGTTTAGATTAAACTCCAACTGCATCAATTCTTTTTTAATCGCCGCTTCACGCTCTAGCTTTTCTAAATCAAGTTGTGCTTGCGCTTGTGCTAATTGAGCTTTTGTTTCTGCAATAGCTTGTTGTTTTTGTGTTTCAGCTAACGCGGCAGCCTGTGCAGATTGTTGATTTGCTTGTCCTTGTGCTTGAATGTTTTCTTTTTGCTTTTCTCTATCAAGTGCTTCTTTTTTAGTTCTGCGTATTTTTAATAATTGATTAGCAAGTTTTATATTTCTAACTTCTCTAATATCTATTGCGTCTTCTAAATTAATACTTTTTTGTTGCAACGCTACCTGTATATTATTTTCTAATCTAGTTTTTTCTTCTTCATCAGGTGCTAATTCTATAAATATACCAAAATCATGCAAATGCAAACTCGCCATTTCTTCTAAAGTTGCAACATTAAATTTACCTAAGCTTTTAATAAAAGACTCTCTGGTAGGTGAATATTCTATTACATCTGAAACGCGCATAGAAATACATTCAGCCATTGTAAGAGTTATATATAAGCTAGACTGTAATATATGTCTTGTAGCCGTATTTGAATTTGCGGCAGCAAGTTTTTGTAAACCAACTAAAGCATTTTTATCAGGGACACTTCCGTCTCTTGCTTCATTTAGTCCGGTTACATCGCGTATCATTTGTAAATAATATTGATATGTATTTATAAGTGATGATAGTTTTGCTTGGCCATTACTAGAAGTTAATTCAGTTATTGGTAATCTATTACGATTCATATCACCATCTTGCGTCATTGATCTACCAATTACGCTACCTGTTTGAAAATACATATTAAGAGCTTCTTGCGGATTATAGTTTGTTCCGTTGCCTAAATCTATTTCTGCAAGTGAATCTGCATCAACATATACACCGTCTGGCACCATACGCGACATTACCTGTTGTAATTTTAAATGCGTAAGTTGTATCATATCAGCAAAACCAGTTATTCTTTCAACAAGTGAATTTATTTTTCCTCTATATTTTCTTGGTGCTACAATAGCATAGCTCATTTGTGCTTTTGTAGTATCTGATTTAGGGCGCATCATATTTTTCTTTAGCTCCCATTTTAAAAGTTTATTACTACCAACTATTTTAACGCCTTCATATATAACTTCAATAGCTCTACTAACTTTTTCAAACTCTTCGCTTTTAGGTGGATTAAATGTATCATCTTTTTCTATAGCTTTTTTACCACCTGTTGCTGTTTTCTTTATTTTATATGTTTGATTCATATGTGTTTTATATTCAAAATATAAAACTGTTACAGCGTTTTCGTCTTGATTATTTAAATCATAATTGCTATAATCATAGCTACTTTTATTATATCCTCTATAGCTTTCAAGTTCTTCGTCTGTTAACTCAGGAAATTGTTTTTTAAGTTCGTTAACATATATTTGTTTTACTTCTCCTACATAATATATATCTTCAAAATTAGGAGAATCAGTATAAGAATAAACTAAATCTGCGGGGTCTACATATTCAATCTTAATTCCTTCAGCTTTATTAAAAGAACTTTTTGCCGCCCCTATACCTATTACGACTAAATCGTAATTTATACGTTTTATTATTTCATCGTATTTATTTTTATCAAATATACTATTTATAGCTTCTTCTTCAGCTATCTCAATGCTTTGTTTATAATCTAGTTGCATGTGCAACTGTAACTCCTCATTTGTTTCAGGTAATTTAGCTTGGTCTGTATTATATATATCTACACCTAATTGATTAAATACAGTATCATTTAATTCTTTAGCATTCATATCTGTTGATATAGCTTCAACATAATCCGTACGTTCTTTAATAGCCGCAGGGTCTTGCGAATATGCTTTTACATCATAAGACCTATCTGCCATACCATTTACAACAATATCTACAAATTTTGGTATTATTGGAACTGGTTTCCAATCTAAGTTTAAATAACTTAAATCACCATTTATCGATAGCTCATCTTTATATTTTCTTACAGATTGTTCTCCTCTTGCATATAAACGTAAATTATGAAAATTTTGTCTATAATTCATATACATATTTGAAGCAGTTGTATTACTATACCATTCATGCTCTATAGCTCTACCAACTTTTGCTCCATATTCAGCGGACATTTTTTCAATGTCACTTACTGCTTGACTAGGAAAAGAACCTTTAACGCCTTTATTAATCATTCGTTTAAATTATTTTTGATCGTACACCTCGGTTATCATATTTTTTAATACCAAGATTTATATTTTTTATTTGTCTTATTTGACTTGGCCTATATAAATTTTTATTACAAGCCATTATAGCTAATCCAGAACTAATTGACGCGTCAAATTTTGTTCTATTATTAATATCAAATTTTGCCCAATCTTCTAATGTTCTTTGAAAATACATATTACCATAATCTTCATTAATTAATCCTACATAATTTTCAATATAAGATTCTATAGCAGCAGCATGCGCTTGCTTTATATCATAAGAAGTATTTGGTATACCGCCTATTTCTTTTTCTGATATTGATAAATTATTATATATTTTGTCAGGACGATTCATTGAAAAACCTCTATATCCTCTTCTTTTTAAATGATATAATAATCTTGGCTTATTATTTTCTGCAAGAACTGGCATGCCATAAAAAACTAATGCCATAAGTATATCTTCAAAAAATATTTCTGCAGTTTGAGGTCTTGCTACATATTCTAAAAAAAACATATTAGAAGGAGCGTTTTCCATACTAAATTTAGTAAGACCGTGCAATGCACCATTAGAACCAATTTTATCAACTGTACCAGATATATCATAACTATCACAGCCAAAAGCACCAATATGCTCATTTGCTGGATAACGAATACCTTGTTTTAATATTACACGATTTTGTAAATTTATTTCAGGTATCCAACTTATATTAAATCTTCCTTTATTATTTGGTATAAATTGTACTTTACTATCTTTTATACCATTTTGCCATTGAAAATTACCGCGTGTTACAACATTAGTTCTTTTTAAATCTTCGTTATAATCTATTTGCTCGTATATTTTAGTTAGATTAAATAAAGATTGTTTTGTTTCATCTCTAAAAGCGTGCTTTTCTGTACGCGGAAATTGTCTATAAAATTCATTTAAAGTATCTTGGTCATTCTTTAAACCTTCAACTTCATTTTCCCAATAATTAATTACACCCTGTTTGATGTTATACCCATCTGGCGTAAAAGTTTTTTCTGTTGGCGTATCGAAGACAGGTAATCCATAAGAATCAATGTATCCTTCGTAGTTCCATTCCATAGGTATGAACAAAGAATAGAGTCCTGAACTTGTTTGTCCGTTTCTATTTCGTTTAGTAACGTCTGAATCATTGTATAATTTTTTAAAATTTTCACCGCCTTTATCTAATGCATTACTAGTTGAACCCATCATGCATTTACCAACTACATTGCTTCCTAATCTTAACGTCGTTTTGGTAACTCTCCAGTTGTTGAGTATGTTCTCTGGCTTCTCCCATTTACCTGCCTCGTCGTGGATGAGGAGGGATAGTTTCTCACCGTCGTACGAGTTGTCGCCTGTATTCTTCCAGTCGATGGTTGTGTCGAGGCCCGCGAGCTCCTCGCTCCCCTCAATACGCTCGTTTGCCAATAATTTCTTTCTGGTGAATTTACTTGCCGGGACACGGTATGCCAATTCGGTTTTTGGTCTATCCATACCGTCTTGTATGGGTTTGAAAAAAAATGGATAGTTGACGGATATTGGTACCACCTTATCGGTAAACATTTTCTTTGCATCAGCCCCTGATTTAGACAGTATCCCGTACCGTGAGTCAGATGATATTGTTGCCAAATTGACAATTTCACCTGAGGCCATAAAAGAGAATCCTGAACGTCTGTTTTTGAGATAGCACATCCCGTAGCATCGCAAGTCTGCTTTGCAAGCTTCCCAGAATATATAGAATAATCTGTTTGCTTCCCTAAAGTCTGGCTTCCCAACATCAATCTTGCTCCACTGCAAGTACATATAATGAGTCCCAGTAATATAAACAGGTAAACCTTTATTATAAAACCAAAAGCCTTCTTCGCGTCTTTTAAATTCTTCATCAATATAATCATACCATTTATCTTTAAAATCTGCTGGATATTTATTCCAATCAAATACACTTTTAATTTTTTGTAATTGTTTAGAATATTCAAAAACTTCCCAATATTGTTCTCC